GGTCCAAGGTTCAAACGAGGCTCCCAGCAATGGGGGCCTTTTTTGTGCCCTAATCCAATCCGGGCAAGTATAGGATGAGCCTCTACGGAACCGAGTTTCTTAACGACGCCAAAGAGATGGTGGCGGACTTCGGCGTGGCCGGGTCGGCCAACTCTGGTGCCATCACCTTCTCCTGCCTCATCTCCGACCCCGCGGTCTCGACCGTGCTCGAAGCAGGGGGGTATATGGAACGGACCCAGTATAGTGTCCGCCTCCCCGCTGTAACGGCCTCCTGGAGCCAGCCAGACGGGTCTATGGGGGCATCGGCGGCCCTACTGTCGGCAGGGGTGCCCATCGCCTCCCTAGGCCAAGGCAAGAAGATCGTGGCCGGCGGGAAGACCGTCCGCATTACCAGCCAGACCTACAAGCCCGGGTCGGCATGGATCACGCTCGTCGTCATCGACGATAACCAGTAAAGCCATGGGGCTGGTCCACGCGAACGTCTCGACCTTCAACAAAGCGCTGACCGCCTTCGCCCAGGAGGTCGGCTATACCATTGAGTACGCGGCCCTCCGTGAAGCCGCCCTGATGTGCCGAGACGCAATCATCTTCACCCCTCCGTTCAAGATGGGCGGCGGCGGGGGCGAAACCAAACAGGCAGAGCTAGTCGGCAGGCGTGCCGTCGAAAGAGACATCAACTCCCTGTTCGTGGCCAAGAACGACAAGGCCAAGGTCGCCGGGGCCATGCTTCTGAACAACCTGGCATCCTCTGCGAAGCGCCGGAACTTCGGCGAGTTCACGCAGGCCATGCAGGCCGCCAGCGATAAGAGCATCCGTTTCGACGCAATTATCCCAAATAAAATTGTAGCCGACTCGGATATGCTTCGCGCTTACCGCAAGGCCCAGAACTTCTTCAACCAGTCCAGCGGCCAACCTCCGAACGCCACGGTCACCGATCTGCGCCCGGTCCACAACCGCATGAAGCGCCTCACCCGCCAAGGGAAGACCAAGATTGATAAAGGCCGAGGTGACTACCTAGGAAAGTTCCTCGTGGACTCAAAAGCCGAGCTGAAGGCTTACATCAAGGAACGCCAAGATGAGGTCGGCAAACTCAAGTCGGGCTGGTGGAATGTCATGCAGGTCATCCCCAAGCCAAAGAAGAAAGGGGTCGACCAGACCTTCGGCCGCAAAGGCGTGGCAGGGTATGTGAAGAAGTTTTCCGGCAATAACTTTCAGCGCCTTTACTCTACGCAGAAGGCGGTCAACTATTCCTTCGGCAACCTGATCGGCAACTCCGACGACAAGGCCACGAAAAACAACGTGGCAGGCTTGGTCTACGCCAACGCCGTCGCCCGCATCGAGAGGGACACCGAGCAGCTGCTAAAACGCGACACCGGGGACTTTAACTCTGGCCGCATCCGCTAACCTTTATGGGCACCAAATCCATCCGTCACATCGTCGAGGCCACCCTCGCGACCTACCTCTCGACCCAGACCGGGCTGACCGCCGTCACGTTCCTCACCGGGGACAGCGCCGCGACCCAGACCCTGCCCAAGGCCGTGGTCCTCTGCGACTCCGCCCGTGCCCCTGGCGACCTCCCCGAGGGCTTAGGCAACTACTCTTGCTCGGTCCGCATCACCCTCTTCTCCAACGCCGACGACACGACCCTCGCCGATCACCGTGCCCGCTGCGCCGCCCTGTCCGGCAATATGCGTGACCTGACCAGCATCAAGGCGGCCTTCGTCACCTCGACGGACGCGACCTGCTACGATGTCATCATCGGGTCCGAAGACGAGGGTATCGATGAACGCTCCTGGGCGACCGCTTTCTCGTTCGACGTGCTCGTGGTCCTGCCCGCCGCCTAATCATTCCAAAGCCCGCATATTCAAAGCCTAACCCGCTAAAAATTTTTTACCCTCTATGTGCGCCGCCATCTCCAACGGAACGACCTGCTTGTTTGGAATTTCTGGTACTACCAGTAATTTATTCGTGCAAAGTTACACCCTCACGTCCTCGTTCAACTCCGAGGCCACGGTCGTCGACGAAACTGGCCTGACCAAGACCCACCGTCTCGATGACCGCAAGTCCGAGATCACGGTCGAAGGTATCGCAAAATCGTCGAGCATCCCCCAGCTGGGCGCCACGCTCGCCTTCACGGCGAACACCAATTCGGCCTATCCCAATGGCTCCGCTTCGGCTTCTTTCTCGGGAGTCATCACGAAGGTCGACGAAAAGGGCACGTCCCAAGGCTTTACGTCGGTGTCCATCACGGCCATCGACTACGAAGGCATCTCGATGTAATTGACTTCCCCGCAAAGGGGACAGCATCAAGGAAGTGGACCGACGCTTCTTAAATGCCTATGTCGACCCGGCGCCCTTTCGGCTGCTGGGTCGTTCGCTTTACCCCTGGTGCCTCAAGTACCGGGTGCGTCTGATGGCCTTGGACTCCCCGCTTCTGACGGGCTCCCGCGGCGTCACCCCTGCGGACCTCGTCTTCGCCTGCCAAGTGTGCGCCGAAGAGCAACTCGGGGCAATCGGCTGGCGGGACCAGCTGCGGATCGTCAGCCTCGAGAACAACCCTGCCAAGTTCGAGCGCCTGCTGGAAGCCTTCGCCGGCTACATCCTCGTCCAAGACTGGCCTAAGTTCTGGGAGCAGTCCAAAGCCAAGGCGGGCGGGGGCGGCGACAAGGGCGTCCCGTGGCCCCTGTCCATCGTGGCCAACCTCATCGCCAACGGCATCGAAGAGAAACGGGCGTGGGAGATGCCCGAGTGTCAGGCCATCTGGCTGAACTCCGCCCTGGCTATCCGCAAGGGTGCGGACGTGGCGATCATGTCCCCGGAGGAGGAAGCCTTCATCGCCGAAGAACTGGCCAAGGAGCAGGCCGCCGCGGCTGCGCCCCCTTCCAATCCTGCAAAGGAAACACCCGACGATGGCACAATCCCTGGAGCTTAACATCAAGACGACCTCGGACGTCCCGCAGGCCATGGACAAGGCCAAGGCGGCGACGACTGGTTTCGGCAAGCAGGTCGAGGACATCGGCAGGAAGTTCGGGACTTCCTTCAAGGACATCTTTCTTTCTTTTCTTGGACCTATGGCTTTGGTCACCGGAGCCATGGCTTTGATTGGTAAGATGATCGCGGAAAATGAAAGGAAGCGGGCCGAAGCCAATCAGGCCGCCATCGACGGGACTAACGAGCTGATGTCTGCGGAGGACAAATATTGGGCCCGAAAGAATGAGAGAGAGAATCAAACTGCCAGGACCATCGAGGAGGCTAAAACCGCACGTGAAAACACTACGCAAGAGTTCCTGGAAAAAGACCCAAGGGGTCAGGAGATGCTCAAGGAACTTCAGTTCAAATCTATGAGTGACCCGATGGGTCTTGGTCGCGTGGCATTCAGCAAACAGAAAGACATCCAAGACAAAGTTCAGGCTATTATTCGCGAAGACATTAAAAAGAACCCAGACGCCGGGTCTGCCATTGTCGAAAAAGCCAAAGGCTCCACTTCCTTCAAAGGCCCCGAAGGGTTCTCCAACGTCGTCGGCGTCGGCGCCAACCCGGTGCTCGAAGCCATGACCCGTCAGACCGAACTCCTCGACGAAATCAAAGTCATCCTCCAAGACTCAAAGCCCTCTAATAATGGAGTCCCAACCCCTTTCACCGAACGCATGAACGCCGCATCACGAACGGGCGTCGCTTAATTTTATGGCTATCATCAGCACTGGCGACCCACTAACCGCCGCAGAACTACAGCCAGGAATGACCGTCAACTTTGACGGCTTTGGCTTAGTCACCTCCACCACCCGTTACCGGGCCGATTACTCCTACGCCAGCGTCGGCGTCGGAGGCCGCGGTACGGCCCACCCAGACGCCACCTTTTCATATCTCAAGGCGGCAAAGTTTGTCGTGAGCTTTGATACCTTGGAACTGAAGACCATCACCGTCGATTATGTCGGCATCGACCCGGAGGTAAATGGCGGCGTACGCTCAAATCCTAACACCTCCTCCGCTAACGGATTGACTTCGGAGAACATCACGGCGCATCCCAACTTTTTCGAAAGTAGCGTCCTATACAGTTCAGTGATCGCCGGCTCTGCCCCTTACACGCAGGATACCGCAAACAACCTTGCCCCCATCGTCAACGGCGCTCCGGCTTACCTCGGTCAGAACGGAGCTTGTTTTGAAAAGCCTTCGGGCGGTCGATTCATCGGTTTCGTGAACCCTGCCAACCCAAGCCTTTACGGGAAGACGCAATACCTTGCCACGACCACCACCTACTCGGGTGTCTTGTATTCAACCTCTTTGGCAGATGTTCAGGCCCTGCTCCTGTTGCTTAACTCCGCGACTGAGACCAGGTCTTGGGGCATCTTCATGCTACTTCCCGCGTGGGCTCCGATTGGCACCAAGGCTGGCGTTGGTCACAAGAACCTTCTTTCTCAAATCAACGTAGAGGAGTACGGGTCACTCTACAAAATCATGTACGAAATTCGCTATGCCCGGGACGGATGGGATTCTAAGGTCTACACAAACATCAGCGTCTGATGAGCATCCAGCCCGGAGTCGGCTACACCTTCACGTCGTCCAGCCAAGGGACGAACCTGAACATCCAGACGCCCTGGACGCCATGGGACGGGTCAATCTCCGAAACATTCCAGCAGTTCCAAGTCCGCAGCATCAAGGTTGGAAACGTAAACAAGCTCCAGATCGCCAAGGGGACGGTCACCTTCACCCAGAGCAATATGCCGCGCGTCAAGTTCGGCGGTCATTACGACAAACGTCAGGCATGGCTCAGCAAGGTGGCGGTCTACGGCACCGGCATCTCCCGCACGGCCGGCTCTGGTTCGCCTACCTGGATGGAGGCCGGAGGGTATTATAACATCAGCTCGGCCGGGACTTACTACGTCACGGTCAGCAAGTTCGACATCAACCAGTCCAACGACGACACCGACTCGGACCTCCTCAACGCCGAGACGCCTTGGGTTTCCATCTTCAAGGATACGGACGCCATCACCGACACCATCTTCTCCGAGACCGGGCCTTCGGAGTATGCCAACACGACGAACATGCACAAGATGACCGGCTATACCGCCGCGTCCATCGGCGGGACCAAGGACTGGGGCAACTGTCACACGACCTATTTCAACCCCGTCAAGTGGGGCTATGACGTCAAACTGATCGCCATCGTCACGGCCACGTCGACCGCCGGCGGCTTGGTTTTCCATGTCGACCAGCATATCGTCGGACCCATCGACCTGCATATCCCCTGCCAGTTCAACGGGACATTCCTGACCAATCGGGATGACCTGAACGAGACCAACGACCCGTATAACACTAACAGGCTTTCCGAGCCTCGTTGGCCCAACATTGCCAACGCATCGACTAAGACGGCGATGGACGGACTGACGGCCGCGAATACCGACTGGTTTGAAGAGTTCGTCGGTCCGGCGGATTGGACGGAGCAGAACTTCGACTATCGGACCACGGGGAGCTGCGCCGCCCAGGACGACCCGACTGGCGACGAATGCGAGCATCCGTTCCAGTTCCATGCCAAGGTCACGGTGGTCGACCCGGAAGACCCGTCCCTCACCCTTTACCGCGCCAACGTCTGTTCGGGCATGGTCAACAACCTGGTTCCCTTCGACGAACCCGCCTCGGGCACCCAGTTGCCGGCGACCATCGACTTCCTCATCAACGAGGACACTTACGTCTACCTTCGGGTCGGCGTCAAAAACCACACGACCGATACCCCCATCTTCCCGGTATCAGACATCACGGACGTCCATTACCCGACCATCGTCCAGTCCCAGACGACCCTCACGGACACGGAAGAGTATTGCTACATCCTCATGGCCGTGGCGCGTAACATCGGCGACCCCGAGAACTTCACCATCGACCAGACCATTTCCGGCTCTGTCTGGGCCGAGCGTCTTAAGATCGGTGACCGTGACGCCCTGTATTACTGGGCCGGAGTCTGATGGCCTCACGTATCGGAGGCCCGCAGGCTTCGCCCGTGACGGTCAATTATGGCCTGACGTGGGGTTCGATGCGCCGTCCTCTTGCATGGAGAGCATCTAATGGGGCAACTACCGTTTTCTCTAGGACATACCCCGTCACGGCAGACGAAGAATACCCGAAGTTTTTTATCTGGAACTCCGGCTCAATGTTCCGAGCAGAACCGACTGGGCCTTATTTCCCGAATTATACTCTCTTATCGACAGATACTCCAGAAACTCCTCCCGGAGAATGGGCAGCAGTATATTTCGGAGTCGGCAAATTTGGTTTCAGTACCGTGACCGTAGACAATCAAGACTTTGACCAACTCGTCGGTGAGGCCATAGACACGGACATTGGGACGTATACGATTGAATCATCCGCGCATACCGATGGTCAGTTTCAGTTATTGCAGGAGAATGTACCCATACAGACGATTTGGATCTACAGCATTACGGGATTAACGGCAATCTGACCACCCCCCTTCCATCCTACGCAAGAATAAGACCCGATGAGCTGCCCAAACACCGTCACCATCTCGAGGGGCAATTCCTTCGCCTGCGTATTCTCGTGGACTCCCGGCGCGTCCGGCCCGGCCAACCT